CCTGTCTGCTTACGCTTTTGTGTAAGGTTTCAGGATGTTGCCTGTTGCTGGTTTCACACCATCAAAGGTGTATTTCCATTTCTTACCGGCTTCAGAGCTCCATGTTTCTTCAACTGAAACAGCTGCAGCTTCCATGATCCAGCCTTCAAGGGTTTCGTCTTCAGGCGTCAGCCTTACCGCGTAATTGGTAGTGATAAGACCGTCACTATCAGGAATCGGTTTCGAGTCTCCTTTTTTGACAAATAACTCAGCTGAAAAGCTGTATTTGTTCTTCTGGTAACGGGTGTCAATTACCTCTCCACCTTCACCCAATGCCTCTGATTTGGCACCTTTCTCTGTTGCGAGTGTCGCTGTTTTCTCAACGATTACAGGGAACACTATCCACACGGGGACTGCAGGAATAACCCCTGCCACGTGCGCAACAACTTCCACTTTCGGTTTACCCCAACTTAATATTGACATAACTTTTAATTTTTAAAAAGTTGTTAATTCAAATTTAATTTTGCAATTCACAAAATGCTGGTCAATGCCTTCAGCCTTGTAGGTCTGTATTGTTGCCCCAAGTTTGAATCGATATTCACCAGGTATGAGCGACTGAATAATGTTATTGGACAAGATCTCTAACTCCTGACAGCGTGACCCGTTTTTAACAGGTACGGCGCTTCCGTTTGCGATATCCGGAACATAGATGTTCACGTTTACAACCCCCGTCTGGATCTGATCATCAAGGCCAGCCACGAATGAGACAATTGCATCTTCAGTTTTAGCTCCGTTTGGCCTCATGCCTTCACGAAAGATTGACCCTTTGATAGTTGTAGCCAAAAGACTTCCCCTCAGGATGCTGAATACGTCGAACTCAATCTGACTGCCTGTCTTTTTCATTTCTTAAAACCTAAAGATTTCATCATTCGAGGTACAAGCTGTTCAGCGAGTAATTCAGCACTGGCCAAAACATTGTATCCAAGAGCTTCAACATAAGCAGCGTAGTTCTCACCAGCAACGACAATAAGCGTGATTCCTTGAGAGTAGCGAGCGGTAAGCTTTCTTGCATACGCTTCACCGTCTGTCCCGCCGTTACCTTGAAAACTGGACCCGTCAATAATGACTCCGTCTTTTACGATGACATAGCCGGTTGAATTCAGAAGAGCGTTTGATCTTGGCGTGTATGTCCTTGCGGTCCTTGCTTCATTCACACAGGTTACTCCGATGAAGTTTAGCCTTACCAATAGTGCTGCTAATCGCCTCTCGATCTGTTTCTGCAAATGAGCATCAAGATCGCCCGGAGATGTTGTCATGACTATGCCCATATCGAAATGTTTTTTCTTCCGGTACGATCAAAGCCATTTACACGAGTCTCAGCAAGTAGAACTCCATCTTCATCAAATAGCGCGATAGGATCTCCAATAGACAGATTCAAGTCAGATTGTGGCATGAAGATTTCATACACATATAGAATAGTTGACCCGTCAACACCTTTGACCTCTTTAGGCGGGGTATGTTTTTCGATATGACAATCACCGGCATCAATCCAATCCGACACGAACCCTTCAACAAAAAAACCTGAAACAGGATCTTGTTGTCCGGGAATAGTCGTTTTGTATTTCAGTGTGCTGTTATATCTTGACATGATTACCACCTATTAGAACCATCAGTAATTGAAGAGAATGTGACAAATTCGGAAACATCAAAACCGTGTTGATTGCATATCCCGATAATCCGCTTTTCGATCACTCCATCAGCATAGCTTTGAGCAAACTTCCCTTCGGATTCTGACTTCAAAACCATAAGTTTGGAGAGAGCCTTGACAGTAGCTTTTGCAACTGACTTTTCATCAGTATACTCAGCTGTTGCGTCAAGTCCTGCGTCGAGTAACGCTTTATTAAGAGCACCCTTACTGATTGTAAGGGGCTCTATTTCGGCTTTTAGTGCTTCTAAATTTGTCACAGTCAACTATTATTAAACCAGGTTACGGACCCGAAGATTTACAACTGCATTAATGCTGTTGATGATCGGAACTACACGCCAAGAGCCTTGAGTGTATTCGCCAGCTGCCTGACCAGAGCTTTCGCCAACTGTCCATTTAGCCATACGGATACCGCTACCAGCGTCGGTATAATTCACGTTCTCTTCAGGTATAATTGCACTGTCTTCAAAGGCAGGCTGCAATTCTCCGATAGTACCAGCGGGTTTCAAGACAATCATGTCATGATTCCAAGGGTCAATCGTGGTGCGTTCTCCGTCTACCTGACCAGCGTTTTTCTTCGTGATCAAAGTGATAGGAGGTAAACCGTTCTGAGCCCAATACTCATCAAAAGCGGCGTCTGTGATAACCCCTTTACCCTTGTCAGTGCCAAGGATAGCAGTTTTGATCAGGCCAGAGCGTTTCATGAAATACTTGATCTCAGGGGACATCAAAGCCTCTCCGAAAACAACGCCTTTCTCTGCAAAGTCATAAATGGCTTTACCAAGTTCAAGCATACAATCCAAAGTGAGAATGTTTGCTTCAGTCCATGCAGTAGCTGCTTGCAGCTTGTTCTCAGTCGGCATTTCGTAGTCTACCTTGTAGATACGACCATCCGGGTTGATAGCACTTGTGAAGTCAGCAACACCACCGTTGGAGAGTGCACGTAAAATGATGTGGTCAACAGCATCCTTGGTGCCCAGATAGGCTTCCTGAAAGTCTGAGATCATCGTTTTTTTGATTTCGGCAAACTTCTGAGCGTCCTGAAGTCTTGGGGACTCATAGATTTCCTGAAGCTTACGCATCTTATCAGCTGTCATCAGGAACTTGTGACCTACGCGAGGGATCTCACCTTTCCAGGTGTCGAAGCCATCAGAAGGACGAAGCGGAGTGGCTGCATTGTTTCCAATGATCGAAGCCAGGAAGCGAAGTTTGTACTTACCAAGAATACCCTCACAAGTAAGGCCGTATTGAGGCAGATTAGATGTAAACCAACGGTCAACGTAGGTTTTTTCCCACAGGATCTTATTTTGCAAAGAAGCCTGATCGAACATGATCTGCATCGTCTTCAGAAGATCGATCGGCTGTCCGGGGAAAGTCAGTGTTGTAAAAATACTTTTAGCCATATCTTAATTAGATTTATACAGATTTGGTGTATTTGATGTTGGGATTAGCCAACAGCACATTACCCGGCATAAGCACGGTAGGGATAGCCGGAATACGGCGTAAGTACCAGGCACCGGAACCTGAATCAATTGTTACATCAATCCCTGTTTCGTTTGCAGCATCGTTGACTTCAACAGAAGCAATGACAGCGGCATTGGCCAAACCGATAAGACCCGCGTTGGCAGGAGTGACAGCATCAGCAACGACCTGAACGATGATATCACCAACAGCCAATGTTGCAATTGCAGCAGAGAGGGTAATAACGTATTCGTCAGAAGCATTCACCGTAATAGCCGCGATAGAAGGAGCTGCAACCAATGTACCGGTTACAGTTTTAACCACCTGGTCACCTACTTTGAAAATAGGGCTAAGGTGCATTGAGCTTTCAAGCGTTACCACTTTTGTGTCAGCGGCAATTGCTTTTACTTTCCCAGTCTTGACAAGCAATACCTTTCGGGTAATCTCATCATAGACGGCCAGAGTTCCGGCGGGAATCTTATCCCCTGCATTGAAACCCTGTGTAACGGTATCCAACGTAAATCCGCCAATAACCTTTAAAGGGCTTGACGTGTATACATTTCTACCACCACCATAAGTTGTTTTTCCGAATTTCATAAGCTTTTTTTGCTTTAAAAATTATTTAACTTCAATTTCTGCAAGCAGCCCTTTCGCGGCTTCTTCCGAAGCTTGCTGTGCGGTTGCTGCTGATCCGGCAACTGCCGGAACGAGCCCCTGCGTGATGAGATGTTGCTTGTAACTGGTCAGGTACACGTCTGGATCTTGATCCGCCGGTACTGCCACAAACTTCATGTGCTCATCAGAGAGACCATGCTTTTTCTGAAGTGTAGAGATTAAAGTTGCCCTTTCTGTTCCTGCTTTTTCTGCTTTGAAAGTCTGATTCTCTGTTTCCAGAGTTGACAGTTTCTTGTCGTAATCTGATTTCAAAGCTGTAATAGCTGCTTCCCAAGGTTTTTCCTCTCCGCCACCAGCTGCTGCTTTTTCCGCCTTAGCTTTTTCTGCTGCTGCTAATTCGGTTTTTTCTTTTGAAGTCTGAGCCCACCTGGTAGCTTCGCCCTGCATTGCCTTAGCAAATGGGAGAATAAGGTTTGCCTTTACTTCGATTTCTGCGTCAGTAGACGCTTCTGTTAGGCCATCGCTGCCACCTGAAACAAGGGCTTCGATTGCTGCTTCTGAAAGTCCCATGTCTTTGCATTTGACTTTAAATAGCTCTAATAATTTTTTATTCATGAGATTTTTTAACCGGTTATATTCGATTTTGCGCCCAAATATAAGTAATAAAATGATATGTGCTCAATAGGAACACAAATATTTTTGCATG